GTATCTAAAAGCTCGTCGAGTTGTCTTTCGTCTAAATTAAATTGCTCTAGCCCGTATTTCTTTGATATTTTGCCAAATTTCCAGTCAGTAGATATAATTTCGTACTTTAAACCGCCAGACTTCTTAATAATAAGTCCACGCCCTAAAGCTCCTGTTAGTGTTAAATCGACATCACCCCCAGCACGTGGATTTATTCCAACTTTAAATGCTTTATATTCTGAACTTCTATATTCTCCTATGCTTGATTGATTAGAACTTTTACCAAACAACCAACGTCTTCTAATTCCTTCTACAATTTGTTCGCTGTTAAATATTATCAGCGTCCCTATCGTGTTTGGTAGCCTTTGCTTTTCCTTTTCCGCTTTCAACAACAACTTTTGGTAATTCATTTTTGATAAGTTTAGAGGCTCTAATTAATACTTTTAATTCCTTTTCTGTTTTAGTCTTATTATGTTTTTTTAACATATCTAAAACAATTTCTTCACTCCATTTAACGTTTTCGTTAAAATCTATATTTAATATTTTCATACTTTACATTTTTAAAAATAAAGCCCCTCCCAAAAGAGAGAGGCGTTACCCAATTAACTAAAAAAACTAAAACTATACCGCTACAGCTTCAACCGTATTCGATTTATAATATTTCATTTCGTCATCTGCAACAATTCCGTTTAATGAAGTTTTTATTACATCAGTAGCTACAAAAGCAGGTACTGTAAGTGTAACAACATCACCAGAAACAACAACCGCACCAACAGCAACAGCAACACCGTTAACATTTACGTTCCAATCCTCAACTAAATCAAATAAAGAAGCGTAAGAAATAGAAGTATTATTCGAATCAGTAAGTAAAACCTCGATAGAAGTTCCAGCAGCAGGAACGGCATTATAAGCTACATTTGTTTGTACTACTCCGTCAATCTCTAAAGCATTGAACCCTAGTTCAGAATAAGGAAAGAAAGTGAATCTTGTGTTAAATTCCTCAGCACTTGTAAGTTGCAAAGATGCCTTTGAGAATTCAGTTTCAGCACCTACTGTGAACTTGTAAGAATCAACGTCAAACATTCCACCGCTAAATCCTTTAATCTCTGTTTTACCTACATTGTGAGCTACTAAAACTCCTTCAGTAAAGTATAACATTGCATCCCATCTGTTTTGACCTTTTAAAGAATAAACAGCTTTGTGGAAACCAGCACCTTTCTTAAAAGTAAAATTGTACATCGGTTTACCAGCTCTTACGCTTTCCATTAGTCCAGTACTAGACGTTGATTTTTCACTTTCTGGTGTCGTGTCTTCAAAAGCATAAGAATTAATTACTTGGTGTAATTTACCGCCTGTAATTAAATCTCTAAAAGCTGTTTCATCGAAAGTGTCAGTCGCAATATCTAACTTTGTTCCTTTCTTTAATAATCCTAATCCTAATAAATCCCCGTATGACGTAAACGGACATTCTCCAATTCCAGTTCCTAAAATATCTTCGGAACATTGCCCAAAGGCGTTTAATTTTATCATTTTCTTTTTGTTTTAAATTATAATACATTTTGGAGTTATCTCCATTTTTACTCTTAAAATCTTAGCGTCTACTACATCAATAGTTATAGATTTACTACCTTTTACACTTGACTTTGTGAAGTCGTTATCATTGTTGTTAGGGTTGTTTGTATCTATTCCGTAGTTTGGCTCATCTTTGTATTCGATTGGTCTTCCACTATGTAATAAAGATATAAAACGGCTTTCGTTTAATGTTTTGTTAACTAATTCATATAAAGGCTCTAAATAGTTAAGATAAGTTGTTTCGTAACGTTTATCATTAAATATTTGACTATTCGTACCTTGAAACAATATCAACTGGCTTTCTACCTTTAATTTACCATTTCCTTGTGGCTCTGGTGCATTAATTACATACCAAATCAAAGGGTACTTTTGCGACTTGTTTAACATCTTGTTAGCTATCCAACTATTAAGTTCTTTTTGGTCCCCAAAATGAAACTGTACAGCAACATTGTCTAAACCTACCTTTATAGTTTTATCTTTAAACAACTGTTTTAACGCCATTCCTACTATCATATTCCAAACTGATTTTTAAAAGCTAATTCAGGAGCTGTAAACCCTTGATAAACTTCTTTGTTATCTGTTAAGAATTGTAACAAACTTACATATCCATTGTTATCAAAGCCGTAATAATCAGTAAACAAAACCCCATTGTGAAAATATTGTTTAGGTTGACTATTTGAAGTACCTTGATACTTTAATATAAACTCATTCCAAATATCAGTTAAATGTGGTACGGCGCTTACATTAACACTGTTTTTAGCGCTTAACATAACTTGTCCTAACATTGTATTAATATCTTGGCTATAATGGTTTAAATACACGTAATCTGCTAAAATAGAAACTTTGTAAAGCCCTTGTTCAAATTTTAAACCTTGCCAAACATAGCTTTTACCATCTAAAGTATAAGTAGTACCATTTACTAAATCCAACCACTTCTGAGGAGCTAATAATTCAAGCTCCCCGTCTGTGATATTAGAATCTAATTCAGTGAATAAAGTAACACCTAAAACCGTTTGTAATAATTGACGTGCATATCTATCAATAGACATATCTAATTGAACAGAAGCGTCTGAGTTATGTTCCTCTGTATTCGGAACGTTTAACTCTTTGATAAAATATGTTTTGTCTATTAAGTACATCTATTTTTTGTTTACTTTTTTTACTTCTTTTACTTCGTATAATTTAGCTACTTTCAAATCATTAATAAAAATGTTAGAAATGTCTTTGCTAAATTCTCTTACATCGCCTTTCTTGTTATTAGAAAAGTCATCTATAAATTCTATTTTAATGTTTTTAATTGCAGCCATATTTTAAAATTAAGGTGTTGCTAAAGTTGCTAAAGCAGTAGTTATATTAGTCGCTTTTAAAAATCCTGTTTTGTCAACATTTCTGATTAAGAATAACAGTCTTGCTCTTGCTTTGATAGTTTTCATATCTGCAACAAATTGCGCTCCACTCATTCCCTCAGATAAAACTACACCTGACTTTTCGTAAATTCTACCAAAACGACCATCACCAACTACTAAAGTATTATCAGCTAAGTTGTTGTCTTCTACAACTGCTAAACCTGCAATCATTCCAGTTTCAGCATCAAACATATAGTTGTTATTAGCATCTTTTTTCAAGAAATACCTATCAATAGTATCTGAATTAGCAGCTACAAAGTCAGGCTGATATTTAGAACCTCTTGTTTTAACAATTGCAGTTCTCATTTTACGAACTAAATCTTTAATATTAGCATCAGTAATACCACTTGCAACTGGTGTGTAAGTAGGTGCAGCAGTATAAAGACCTTCAATATCAGCACCACCAGCACCAACAGCGATTTTATTATCGATAACAGTAGCAACGTTCACATTTAAGAAGTTTCTTAATTCCGCAGCAGCTAAAACCTCATCTTCTCCAAACTCTTCCGAAACTGGTAAAGTATCACCAACTTTTACAAGTTTTTTAGTGTACTCAGCAAATTTAGCAGTACTCTCAGCAAAAGCAACACCCTCAGCAACAGCAGCGGCAGCTCTTACAGTTGTAGCCTCATCCCAGTCAATGTATGCAATAGTTCCGTTATTGTTACCGTTACCCACTTGAATTTTAGTGAAGTAGTCGTATAAAGCACGTCTTTTAACTCCTAATTGTCCAATATCAGTAAGCCTTAACGCTTCTGTATTACCTGTAATAGAAGCTCTTAACGTATCAGCTTTTACTACTACCTCAGTACTTCTATCGCCTTTTAAGATAGAATTAATTTGCTCTCTGTTTTCTTTTAATTGCTCAGAAAGACTTTGTATATTTTCTTTTCCTTTTACCACTTGGTCTAGTAATTGATTTTGAATTTCTTTAGCCATTTCAGCTTTTAATTCAGTTGATAATTCCGGCTTTGCTTTTGCAACAGCATCGGCAATAGCCTTGTTCATTTCTTCTTTTGCGTTTACCGCCTCGGCGTCTTTGTAAACTTGCAATTCTGCAGGAGTCATTTTTTCCAACTCCTCGATGTTTTTCTTTTCAAACATTGTTTTTTGTTTTAAATTATACTTTTTCTTCTTGTTTTTGGTTGAGTGTCTTTTGACGGCTCGTTTATTTCAGAAGTGATTTTATCGGCTTCTGCATTATCTTCTTGCATTGTTGGTGTTAGTTCATTGCTTCCAGCTAATACCGCGCTAATTTCAATTAGTTTTGCTTCACGTACTAACCAAAAATAACCTTTTTCAATTGCTTTTTCTTTGTTTCCTAAAGACTCTATGTTATCGCTCCACACCTTATACTCAACTTCTGATGCTTCATCGTTTACTGCTAAATCTATTTTAACGTATTGCATACCAACTGAATGTTGATTAATAGTGTTAGATTTATAAGCGTTAAATATTTGTGCATTATAATCTTTGAATATTTCAGTATCCATCATTAAAGCTTCGGTCATTCCGCTTTTTTCAATACCTAAATCCTTCCATGCAATTTCTTGTTCATAGGTCTTTTTAGGCTCGCCCACTTTAGAAGTTATCTTAAATTCATGGTCGTGTAAATGAAACGCTTTAGTTTCTTTAATAGATTTAGAGAAGCAACCTTTAGCGTGAACATCATCGTGTGAATCCATCCAAAGATAAGTATTACCAACTATTGTACGTTCTAAGCTATTATCGTTATCTTTAAACACTCCTTTAATAGCATTTGCATTAGATTTAGTAATAGAACTCAAACCACCCTTAACAGTCTTAATTTCAGCTTTC